CGAATCGCCTCAACACCGTCGCAACCGACCAGCGCAACCTGAACGGACTGATCGCGGCGTCGCACGGGATCGCGCAGGACACGTTCACCGATTGGGTCGTCACCGCGGAGGCGGTCGTTCGCTTCACGAACGCCACGAAGGAGCTTGGCGTCTCGCAGCGCCAGGTGCTGGACTTCACCACGACCCTGAACAAGGCGATCGTGCTCTCCGGCGCATCCACCGCCGAGGCAACGAACGGCCTCATCCAGCTGTCTCAGGGCCTCGCGTCCGGCGCGCTGCGCGGCGACGAGCTGCGGTCCGTCCTCGAGAACCTCCCCACGGTCGCCGACGTGATCGCCAAGGGCATGGGGAAGACCCGCGGCGAGCTGCGCAAGCTCGGCGCGGAGGGGAAGATCACCGCCAAGGAGGTCTTCGAGGCGTTCGTCAAGGCGGGCCCCGAGATCGAGCAGAAGTTCGGTAAGGTGATGCCGACCATCGCGCAGCAGATGATCATGGTGAAGAACGAGGCCATCCGATTCTTCGGCGAGGCGAGCCGGAGCTCGGGCGTTCTTCGCGTGCTCAACGATGCGTTCAAGGGCCTGATCGCCAACTTCGACACCGTCGCGAAGGTGATCCTCGGCGTCGGCGAAGCCCTCCTCGTCCTGTTCGTGATCGAGAAGATCATCGTCCTGGTCCGCATGCTCACGCTGGCGATCGCGGCGAATCCGCTCGGCGCGATCCTCGTCGCCCTGACCGTTGGCATCTCGCTGCTTCGGCAGTTTGGCGACGAATGGGGGACGACGAACCGCGCGATCTCGGAGACCGGCCCAGTGGTCGTCACCGTCGGGGACTACCTGCGCGCGCTGTGGGACCAGATCAAGGCACTCGGGGCGGGCATTATGGAGTTCCTGGAAGGCGCGTGGCACGCCCTCACCGGCGCGTTCTCCGACGGCCTGGACGGGTCTGGGATCGAGTTCACGCTCCGCAACGTGCTGCTGTTCATTGCGTCGTTCGTCGACGCCGCGATCGCTCTCTTCAAGGCGCTCAACAAGACCATCGTCGCGATCTTTGGCGGGATCCCGGCGACGATCGGCGAGGCGTTCATCCAGATCGCGCGGGGCGTCGTGCGGGTGTTCCAGGAGATGGTGAACGCCCTGATCCGCGGTTACAACTTTCTCGACGAAAAGGTCAACGGTCGCAAGAACGAGGTCGCGCGGACCAACGCGCGGATCGCCGCCGATCGCGAGGAGAGGGAGGCTCTCCTCGCGCGAGCCGGCTCGATCAACCCTGCTAGCTTCGGGCTCGGCGAATCCCAGCTCGTGAGCGGGAACAAGGCGGCCGGCGAATCACTCGCCAAGCTCGGGGTCGACGTCTCGAAGTACCCAAAGGCGTTTGGTTACTACGGTCCCGACCAGGCACCGGCCGAGCTCACCGGCGCAGACCTCGTGCGCTACCGCGTGAACGCGGCTGGTTTTGGCAGCCCGCTCCACGGCACGCCCGAGGCGATCGACAGGCAGCGCAAGGCGCTCGGCCTCGGGCCGCGCGACTACGGTCCCGGCGGCGGGATCGAGGAGCTCGACCTCTCGTTCAAGAACCCGCTCGAAGGTTCTAGCCAGCACATGATCGACATGCTCAAGGACGCCTGGGGCAAGGATTTCGGTTCGGAGGTTGCGCGCGACTTCGTCAACGGATGGGTCGACGATCTCGACCAGGCGGCGCGAGACAAGGCGATCGAGCGCATGAAGAACAAGGCCGCCGAGGGAACGATCAGCGACAAGGCGGGGGTCAAGGGCAAGCCCGTCGTCACCAAGGAGCAGGAAAACGCGCGCAAGCGGCTCGCCAAGGAGCTCGAGTCGATCACCGCGGCGTCGAACCCGATGATCGACGCCCAGATGAAGCTCGCCAAGGCGGTCGACGTGACCGATCGCGCGCTCAAGGCTGGGCTCCTCAAGACCATGGAGGAGGCGGACCGGATCGTCGACGACACCGCGAAGAAGACTGCCGACGCCCGCGAGCCGTTGCTTGCGTGGATCCGCGCCGCCGAGAAGGAGACCGAGGCGCTGCGCATGACCAACGGCGAGCGCGAGCGCGCGAACGCGATCCGGGCGGCCGAGAATGATCTGCGCCAGAAGGGGCTCGACATCGACGCGCGGGTCTCTGGTGAGATCGCGAAGCGCATCGACGCGCAGCGTGGACAGGAGGCGTTCAACCAGGTGCAGCAGCGCCATCAGGAGCAGCTCCAGGAGGCGCTCAACCGCATCCGCGCGCCGCTCGACGAGTACAACCGCGGCCTCGAGATCCACCGCGAACTCCTCCGCGACGGGGCGATCACGAGCAAGGAGTTCGAGGCCGCGGTTCGCGCGATCGAGGACGCGATGATCGCGGCCGGGAAGGCTCGCCCGTCCATGAGCCGCACGCTCGAGGACGGGTTCAAGGAGATGCTCAAGAACGCGACGGACACGGCGGGCGCGATGCGCTCGGCGTTCGTCAACGCGTACAGCGGCATCGAGAACGCCCTCGTCGACCTCGTGACCAAGGGGAAGGCCGACTGGTCGGCGATGGTGCAGAGCATGCTCGCCGACCTCACCCGGCTGATGCTGCGCCAGGCGATCGCCGCCGGCGTGGGTAAGATCGCCGGCATCCCAGCGTTCGCGACCGGCGGATCGTTCATGGTCGGCGGCCGCGGCGGGACCGACTCCCAGCTCGTCGCGTTTCGCGCGTCGCCGCGCGAGCGGGTGACCGTGGAGAACACGTCACAGGTCGCCCAGGGCGACGGACGCGCGCAGCGCGGGCGCGGGTGGGACGCGGCCGGCGTCCGGATCGTCAACGTCATGGATCCGAACCAGCCCCTCGCGGCCATGGACAGCCCTGGCGGCGAGCGCCTGATCGTCAACACGATGATCAAGAACTCGGACATGCTCCGGTCGCACATCACGAGGAAGTGAGCCATGGCCGTCAAGCACGCATTCACCAGCCCCGTCGCCGACAACGGCGTGGCGACCGAGGTCGGTCCGAACGAATGGAACGCCAACCATACGATCGAGAACGACACGGTCACGTACGCCATGATCCAGAACGTCGTGGCCGATCGCCTGCTCGGTCGCACCTCGGGGACCGGCGACATCGAGGAGATCCCGTGCACGGCGTTCGCGCGATCGATCCTCGACGACGTCGACGCCACCGCGGTCAAGGCGACGCTCGCGCTCGCGGCGATCGCCACCTCTGGTAGCGGTGCCGATCTCCAGGCGGCGTCCGTGACCCTGGCGAAGATCTCGAGCATCACGAGCCAGCGCATCCTCGCGCGGAAGACCGCCGGTGCCGGCGTGATCGAGGAAATCACGACCTCGGAGGTGCTCGACTTCATCTCGAACACGAACGGAGCGATGCTCGGGCGGTTCGGCGGATCGTGGGGAGTTCTCTCGCGCGTGTTCAATGACGACGGAGACCTCGTGCTCGGGGCGAGCGCGACGCCGATCGCGCCGGCGGCGGACCGGGTAAAGGTCACCAGCCAGAATTGGGGCGGTCGACAGACGCTCGGGCTGACGACCCCGGACGGCATCACGAGCGTGCTCCAGAACCACGTCGGGCGCGCCGGCATCATCTGCGCCCGTCCGACGGTGAACACGAACAACCACTCGATCATCGGCGCTGGCACGCTGACGTTCATCGGCACGGCGACCGCGCGCAACGTGGCCAACACGAGTTTCTTTGCGGGCTCCAGGCGCCACGGCATCGTATCCTCGACGTCCGCTGGCAACCTCGCCGGTGCGCGCATTCCGATCCTGCACTTCTGGCGCGGCAACGTCGCCGGCGCCGGCGGCTTCACTATGGTCCTGCGGTGGGGTATCTCGGATGCGGTGCTCGTGACCGACGCCCGGATGTTCATGGGGCTTTGGAACATCACGAGCGCGCCGACGAACGTCGACCCGAGCTCGCTCACGAACCTGGTCGGGGTCGGCTGCGACGCGAACGACACCCAGCTCCAGCTCTACGCCGCCGGCGGCGCCGCGCAGGCGCGAGTCTCCCTCGGCGCGAACTTCCCGGTCAACACGGTCAACACCGACCTCTACGAGACCGTGATCTACGCGCCGCCGAACGGGTCGTACATCGCCGTGCAGGTCACTCGGCTCAACACCGGGCACGTCACGACGCAAGTGATCACGAACGCGGCGAACCTGCCGGCCTCGACTACGTTCCTGACCATCAACTTCTGGCGGTCGAACAACGCGACCGCCGCGGCGTGCGCGGTCGATTGGGCGTCCATCTGGGCCGAGTCGGAGACCTGAGTCATGGCGTTTCAGGTCGGCGCGTTCCAGTCGTCGCCCGCGTTCCAGACCACGATCCCGGGACGCGGACCCGCCGGCGTGGCGGTGTTCGTCCTCGACATCGAGGAGGGCGCCGACGTCACGTACGAGTGGGCCACCGACGTGATCCCCGGGCGCCGCGGGGTCGAGCACCGCATTCAGCTCGACGACGTGCCACGCGAGACCTACGGGTTCGAGGCGCTCGTCTCCGACGCGCAGCTCCGCACGATCCAGTCCCGGCTCGCCACGAACGCCTCGAGCGCCGGCGTGTTCCTCGTTGGTCTCATGCACGAGGCTGCGACGATCGTCGCCGGCTCGACGGGGTTCGTGATCACCGTCGGGTCAACCGCCCTCCTCGATTGGGTGTTCCCGGGGTCGCGCGTGGCGGTGTTTGACCAGGAGAACGACGTCGTCACGACGGCGGTGATCCAGGCGTCGACCGCCACAACGATCAACCTGGACACCGCGAGCGTCGCGCGGGCCGGCATGGTGATCATGCCGACGATGGCCTGCTATCTCGACGCGACCCAGCAGCTCGGGCAGCACACGTACGACGTCACACGGTGGGCCATCCGCGCGCGCGCGATCCTGTTCGGCTACCAGAATGATCTCTGGACCATCAACGGCTCCAGCGTCACGACCTACGACGGGTTCCCGATCTGGGACAAGGGCAACGAGGCAGAGGACGTCGTCTCGCGGGTGATCACGACCGGGGTCGAGATCGTCGATCGCGGCGGCGTGCTCGCGGCGTACGGAGGGACCTCTGGACCGTTCGTGACCGGGTTCGCGCGCCAACTCCGCACGATCATGGCGACCCCGGAGGACCGCCAGCACTTCAAGCTGTTCATGGGGACCGTGGTCGGGCGCCAGGGGGCATTCCTCCTGCCGAGTGGCCGAGCTGACATCCCATGGATCGGTGACGCGTCCACCGGGAACCTGAGCATCCACTCGCCCACCGGGCATCAGTACGGCATCGATCTGCGGACGTGGTTCCTCGCCTCGCGGGCGCGCGACTACCTCCAGATCACGCTGTCCACCGGGGCGATCCACTACCGGAAGATCACCGACGTCGGCGACGCCGGTGTCACGCAGACGATCGTCCTCGACACCCCGCTCGTCGGGACCATCGCCGCCGTCCAGGTGGCCGAGAAGGTCCGGTTCGGGCGCGACGCGCTCACCGTCGCCTACCGCGATGCCAGGGGGTACGTCGACGAGCAGGTGATCGTGGTCGAGGATTGAGGTAGGCTGCGCCCATGACCTGGCTCACCGACGAGCAGTCCGTCAAGGGGTCGCGGGTCGTGGAGCTGTACACGTTCACGACGTCCGGCGGCACGATCTATCGCCTGACGTCGTTCCGTCGCGACTTCACGCACGGCGGGAACACGTACACGGCCGGCGCGAGCTCGCGGAGCGCGCTCACCGCGCAGGGCGCCACCTCGAGCGACGACGACTTCACGATCGAGGTGCCGGCCCAGCACCCGCTCTCGGTCACCTACTCCGGGGCGATCGTGCCGCCGCGCGAGCTCTACGTGACCGTCGACCGCCTCCAGCGCACCTCGGGCGTCGCGCTGCGGATCGCGGAGGGGTACGTGTCCGGGCCGGCGTTCAAGGGCCGCATGGCCTCGTTCCGCATCACGATGATGTCCGACCTCCTCGCCGCGCTCGTCCCTGGGATCGGCGCGTCGCGGCTGTGCCAGCACGTGCTCTACGACTCGCGGTGCGGCGTCGGGCGCGGCCCGTTCACGGTCGCGACGACGATCTCCACGATCGCGTCGGATCGGAAGTCGATCACCGTCGCCAGCATCGGCGGCAATCCCGACCAGTGGTTCAGGCACGGCGAGATCTTGTTCAACGTGACGACCGAGCGGCGCACGGTGACGAACCAGGTCGGCACCACGATCGGGTTCCGGTTCCCACTGCCGTCCACGATAGCCGGCGGCGCCGCGGTGTCCCTGTACGCCGGGTGCGACCACACGATCGCGACGTGCCGGACCAAGTTCGCGAACGTGGCCAACTTCGGAGGGTTCCCCAAGCTGCCGAAGACGAATATCTATTGGGTTGACATCAGGACGGTTTAGTCATGTGGATTCAACTCGGCGTCCAGCTCGCCCTCTGGATCACGCTCTACGCGGTCAACCGCTGGCTGAACAACCCCGAGAAGGGTCAGCCCAAGCGCAACGAGCTCAACCTGCCCCAGGTGGAGGACGGCTCGCCGATCCCGCTCGTGTACGGACGCGTCCGGATCGATGCGCCGATCCTCGTGTGGCACAGCGCGCTCGACCAGAGCGTGGACGACGGCTCCGCGACCGCGAGCGGGCTCACCATCTTCAAGATGGACCAGTTCTTCGTCCTCGGCGCGCCGATCGCGCCGGCCGTCGACTCGCTGCCCAAGAAGCTGCACGCGATGTGGGTCGGCGAGAAGAAGTTCTCGCCGACGAACGGGCAGATGCTCGCGGGCGGGTTCATGCGGATCAAGCACAGCGATCCGCGCGACGGTGGCGTGTGGGGGACCGTTCAGATGCACGACGGGTCGGCTACACAGGTGCTCAACGTGCCGGGCACGATCCCGGGCGGCGGCGGGCCGCTCCCGCCGGCGAACGCGACGTGCATCGCGAACGCGCTCGCCTACGACTACGTGATCTCCAACGGCATCCATCCGCCGCCGATCATCTCGGCACTGCCGGCGTCGATCTTCCACGAGTGGCCGAGCTATCGCCACCTGATCACGGTCTCGCTGACCGGGCTCACGAATCACTACTCTTTCTTCCTCAATCCGCCGAAGGTCTCGCTGGGTCAGAGCTTCATGTCCACCAAGTGGACCGTCGGCACGAGTCCGTCGCTCCCGCCGGTCGCGTTCGAGATCTCGGCGCCGGGCACGACGACGTTCTGGGGGGGCGGCGTCTTCGCCACCGACGCGAATCCGTGCGAGGTGATTCGCGACCTGCTCACCAACGACTTTGGACGGGTGGGGCTCAGCACGTCGAAGATCGACGACACCTCGTTCCTCGCGGCTACGACGACGCTGGTCAACGAGTTCAATGCGCCGGACGGCGTCCTGAACGGCTACTCGAGGGTGATCTACGACCGGACGCAGGCGTCGGCGCACATCGCCGAGATCCTCCGGCAGCTCGACGCGTCGCTCTACGTGGAGCCCACGACCGGCAAGCTCGTGCTGGAGCTGATTCGCCCTGGGTACGACACGAACGCGGTCCCGGTGTTCTCGGACGCGCTCCGCAACATCGTGGAGGTGCGGGACTACGGGCTCGGCGCTTGGCGCGATCTCTACAACCGGGTGGACATCAGGTACACGAACCGGATCGACGGCTACAAGCCGGCGACCTCGATCGCCCTCGACATGGCGAACGCCGTGGGGCAGGACGGCCACGTCCGTACGCTCGCGCTCGACTTCCCGGGCGTCACGAACGAGCGCCTGGCCAAGGCGATCGGCGCGCGCGAGCTTCAGGTGGCCGCGCAGCCGCTCGCCAAGATCACGATCGTGGTCGACCGCTCCGGCATCGAGCTGCGTCCGGGCCGCCCGTTCCGCGTGACCTATCACGAGTACAACCTCGACGCGTTCTTCCGCGTGACGAAGATCGACTTCGGCCAGCTCTACGACAACCGCATCACCATCCACGGCGTCCAGGACGCGTTCGCGACCGTGGGGGCCGGGTTCGGCGACGACGCGACGCCGCCGCTGGATCGAGTCCCCGATCCGTTCCCGGTGCGCGTCTTCGAGGAGGCGCCGCGCCTCCTCTCGTATTGGGCCCACGTGATCGGGACCAACACGAACCCGGACGCCCCGCGCATGATGGCATGGCCGCGTCCCGAGCGTGGCGCCGCCGACTACCACATGACCGATCACCGACAGTCGCCGATCGCCGACCTCCAGCACGACGTCAAGCAGACGCAGATCCCGACCACGTTCACGCTCGTTGATCCGCTGCTGCGCGAGAACGAGCCGTACGACGACGGCTCGGGGCCGAACATGCTCATCACGAACCTGTCCGGTCCGCTCGCGCAGGCGATCGAGCAGAACCCGAACGACTTCCTGCTCGACGAGTCGTCGATCGCCGTCGGGATCGGGAACCTGATCGCGCTGCGGACGGCGACCGGCGAGCTCGAGTTCATCGCGTTCGAGTCGATCAGCAACCTCGGCGGGACGCCGCCGGTGTTCCAGTGCGTCCGGCTGTGGCGCGGTGTGATGGACACGCCGGCGGTCGCGCATGCGGCCGGAGAACGCGGCTGGATCGTCGCCGCCCACAAGCAGGTCGGCATCCGCGGCTGGATGCTCAACGACAGCCTCGAAGGCTTCCTCGTGCCGCGAGGTCACGAGATCGGATCCGGCGAGGATCCGGCAGACTACCACACGATCGCGGGCAGGTGCGGCAAGCCGCTCCCCCCGGCTAACTTCGCCCTTGGTGGTACGGACGTCATCACGGCGACGCAGGGACTCCCTGCGGTTGCCGGGCGGTTCAAGACGATCGCGCGCTTTGAGGAGGGGCTGGACGCGTTCGGGACGAAGCGCGAGCGCCTTCGTCCGTACCTGATTCGCGGTGACGACCCGGACGATGCGATGGCCGAGGCCGTCTCGTACGACGTCCGCGCGCGGAAGGTGTCCGGCGACAACCAGGGCGCGCTCGAGATCTGCGACGGCGCGGCGACCTCGACGACGATCGACGACGTCGTCGCGCTCGGAACGCAGGGACACGGAGAGATCGACGTGTCCCTGGTCGCGTCGAGGAACACCGGCTCCGGCGGGACGTTCCCACATCCGCCGTTCACGGACCTCCTGGCGCACCGGCATCCGACGATCCGGACCACGGCCGATCGCTTCCGCAACCTGCTGATCAACGCCAGGTTCCAGAAAGGGACGCTCGCCGGTTGGGAGCAGGTGAGCGGGACCACGCTCGTCGCGCAGTCGTCCACGTCGCTCCTGCGATCGGCGACGACCGATTGGTACGCGAAGTCCAATGGCTTCGCGTCGGTCTTCCGGCAGACGCGCGTGATTTCTGGCTACCGTCCGCGAGGTATGCGCGCTCTGGTGAGGTGGTTCGACTACCGCGAGAACGCCGGGACCACGAACACCTACTCCGTTGTGATCGCGGCGCTCGACGCGAGCAACTCGGTCCTGTCGTCGACCTCGACGGGCTCGCTGACCCCGACGATCGGGACGTGGAGCATGCGCACGGTCTCGATCGCGGCCATCCCGGCCGGCACGGTCAAGATCCGCGTCACGGTGAACATGGACTTTCTGAGCGCGATCGGCCGCGTGTCGACGTTCGCGCTTCGCGTCGGCAACTGGCAGCACAGCAACCTCGTCAACCAGCGGTTCGAGGTCGGGTCGTTTGCCAACTGGACGAACGTGGTCAACAGCTTTGTCGCGAACACGGCGATCCCCCTCGAGCTGACGCAATGCGCGCAGGGAGGCGCGTTCTCCAGCTCGGAGATCAGTCAGGACTACCCGCTCGCAGCGACCGAGCTCGACGGAACCGCGATGCTCGGGATCTGGCGCGCGACCACGATCAGCGGCGACACCGGGCAGGTTGTGCTCGAGGCCCGGAACGGCGGTGGTGTCCTGGCGACGACGAGCACGCCAGTCGAGACGACGTCGACACTCAACGTCTGGGAGTACCGCCGGCTCTGGCTCAACATCCCCGAGGGGGCGACGATCCTGCGGGTGAGGCTGATTGCGAATCGTGCCGGCGGCGCGGGGAACAGTGGCGCGTGCTTCGACTTCGCCGAGCTTGACCTCCACAACTACCTCGACGCGACGCACGAGACGGTGCTGGACTTCTCGACGCCGACGGTTCAGCAAACGCCGGCCACGTGGCAACAGTACCGGCTCGCGTTCCACTCGATCACCGACGCGCGCCCGTCCGTCCTTGGCGGGACCGACTTCAACGGGCTCGACCTCGAGTGGAGCGACGCCGTCGCGCACACCCTGGGTAAGCTGGTCGGTCTCTTCGGCAACGGCGTTACCTCGATCAGCGCCTACCAGTTCGCGCGCGCCGGCGGCGGGTCGGCACCGACCATCCAGGCCGCCGACGGTCCGCAGAGCGAGGTCTTCGCCTTTGACTCTGGGTCGCCATTCACGGTGATCGTGCTGTTCCGGATCGACGAGATCCCGTGGACCAGCGTTGCATGCGGCCTCGTTGGACGCATGGACGCATCGTACGGATGGGGCCTCGGAATCAATGCCTCCGGCGAGGTGTTTGCGCAGCTCAAGGGCCCTGGCGGCACCAAGACCGCGACCAGGACTGGATCTTTGATCGCTGATGACGCCCTCCACATGGCCGCGATGACGTACGACCCGGTCGCGCAGGAGCTCCGCGCGTTCGACGAGCGCGGAGCGACGGCGCCGGTCTCCACCGCGAGCGGGCTCGGCGAGTTCGGCGGCTACGCACTTGCGCGCCTGTTCCGCGTCGGGCGGCACGCTAACACCGTGGACACGATCCCCGGAATGATCGCCAGGGTATGGATCGTCGGCGACGTGATGGATTCGGCCACCGTCGCCGGGCACTGGAACTACGGCAAAGATCCTACGGGGAAGCTCACCACGAACGTCCACGACGACACGATGTTCATCGAGGGCCCACCAGACGCCGCCGGTGCAACCGTGCGCGCGGTGAACTACGACCAGATTCAACTCGGATACCACGCGGCGCTCCCGGTGACCGGGATCGGGCTGACGCAGTGGCACGAGACCACGAACCTCTGCCCGAGTTGGGACCTCGGTGGCGCGTCCTGGACGGTCGACGGTGGCGCGTCGCGGCTCGCGACGAACGTGGTCGACCCCAACGGTCGAGCGAAGGCCGCGACGTTCCAGGTCACGAGCACCGCACGGATCCGGCTCGTCGGGATCACTCTCGACGGAGGTCTCACCGACGTCACGATCGTGTTCTACGCGCGCGGGACCGCCGGTCATGAGGTCGAGCTGGAGCTGACCAACTCGTCGAACGTCGTGAAGGACAACGTCCAGATCACGATGACCGCCAGTTGGAAGCGATACAACGTGCGGTTCACGGGCTGGGACGGCTCAACCGCAACGGGCCGGATCGCGTTCAAGGCGGACCCCGGCAACACCCCGACGACGTTCGATCTCGCGCCGTACATCCACATCGACCAGGACCCGCGGACGCTCGCAGCAATCCCGCTTCCGGGCGCAAGTCCGGTTCCTGGGACGGTGGTCGCGTCCGCGGCGTACCCGGCGCACTTTAACCGCCAGGGCGAGCTCCGCGCGATCGGCGCTGCCCTCCAGCAATCGCCCGGGGCGTTCGACATCGTCGACGCGAACAACAACGCGAACAACAACGACCGCCGTATCCTCACGTCGACCTCGTCGAACGAGCCGCGCCTCGTGCACTACACGGGCGCGGGCGCGGCGGCGAACTCGACCGGGTCCGCGATCCAGTGGGATAGCCTCTGGGACATCCGCGGTCGCTGGGCCGTCGGCGCGACCCTCGACAACGCGGCGACCCCGTTCGCCGGCGTGGTCACCGACGCGAACGTCGACTCCGCGAATTACGGCCGGGCTGCGACCTGGACGCCGAGCACCGTCGCGATGGTGAACCTCTGGCTTGGTGCGTCGCTCAACGGGCCGATGGATGGATGGCTCCAGCGCATCGTCCTTCGAGCTCGTGAGGAAAAGCTGCCCTAGTACACGAGGCCGGTGACGAACCGGAATCTGGAGTATCCGGCAACCGCGAACGTCTGCCAACGGATCGTCGCGATCCACTGCTCGCCTCCGGCCTCCACGTGACGGCAGATCTGGAACGGCTCTCTGAACCCGGTGTTGTCGCCGGCCCCGTTGATCATGAGGCAGTCGTTCTCATCCACGTCGCCGACGCTGATCATCTGCGTCAGGCCGACTCCGGTTCCAACTGACGGCTCACGCGGGGCCCACCAATACAGCGCCCACCGACCGAACGGATCGGCGCCGGCGGCGTTCGTGATCGGCTCGATCGTTAACCTCTGGGTGTAGGCGACGTATGGGCAGCGGACCGTGTACTCGGCCGCGGTGCAGTCGAGTGGCTCGTCGACTGGCGTCGGGGTGAACACCTCGCGAACGGACTCCTCGATGTAGATAGCGCGATCCGGGCCAGCACAGATGCAACCACCAAGAACTAGAACGAGAATCGAGACATAGAGTCGAGACAGCATAAATTCCTCCTGTACGGCGAGATCTACCTAACGAGATCTCCTTTACACGGTGTGGCGCCAGCGCTCATCCGAAATCGACCAGATTCTTGATGCTGACGTCAAATTCGCCTTGTGCCACGCCGCGGTGTAGCTTCGGAATCCATGAGTGAACACGCCACGCCTCCATGGGTCGAGACGCTCCGGGCGGAGATCGCGCTCGTGCGTAGCGTGGTCGATCGCGACATCGCCGACACAAAGGCCACGATGCTCGCCGTCGAGGAGCGTGCGACGCGCGCGGACAGGTTCGTGCGGCGCGTGATCGCCGCAGCCGCCGCCGCCCTCGCGACGTCGATCGTGACCGGAGCCGTCCTCCTGTACCAGGCGGGCGAAAAAGTCGGGACGGCGCGAGCGGAACAGAAGGCGTACCGGATCGAGCTCGTCAACCGCATCGACCAGCTCGAGTCCACGATCCGTGAAATGCGTGGACAGCCGGCGTCGCCGGCGCGGAGGTGATCGTGAAGTTCCTGCTCGCCTGCATCGCTCTCGCTTGCATCGTGGCCGCCGTAATGATCGGCGCCTTCACCATCGGAGCCGCGCGCGCGGAGCGCCCGGTGCTTGACACCGTTAGCCGCGAGTAGTACCTAGTTGTTCAGCGGGATAGAGCAGTCAGGTCCAGCTCGCCGGTCTCATAAGCCGAAGGCACAGGTTCAAATCCTGTTCCCGCTACCAGACAAGGAATCGCAGTCATGATCACGACTCATTGACATAGTCTGTGGCACCTTCACGAGGGACCCTGGTCACCGTGGTCCCTCGTCGCGTTTCAGGCGATCGCGCCCCAACGGCGGGGCCCCGGGCGTAATGACCCCGGCGCGGCGGGTTCGATCCCCGTCGATCGCACGAAGGGATCGCTCGCCGCGCCGCGCAAATCGTCGGTCGCTACACGTCGGCTCCAACGAGCAGGGCGTCATGGCGACGGACGGCGCGGGAACGCCGGGCGGTCCCGCTATGCGCGGGCGGAGCAAGCTCGGGAATGCACCGCAACGCCAGGTAGGCACCCTAGGTCGAGCATGCGTCGGGAGACCTGCACGCGCTCGCACGACGAGTCCGGGACCGCGTTTCACGTGCAACGTGGGACGTGCACAACAGGACGGGGAACGCCGGAAGGCGCGGAGGGCCGTGGTTCGATGCCCGGCGCCCGCACTGCTAGAATCACGACATGCCGAACGATCCACTCCTCGTCGACCTTGCGCTTCCGTTCTTCCCTCGGTTCGCTCCGAGCTCGTGGGCGCGTCTCGGGGCCGCGGGGCCGCGGTGGCGTGGCGCGATCCTCCGCGGCGGTCTCGGGCTCGCCGACGACGGCCCGAGGGTCGGCGAGCACGCGCGCGCGATCCGCGCCGCCGGCCTCGAGCTCGGCGTCTACTGGTACCAGATCTATCGCCGAGACCCGGTCGAGCAGGCCGACGCGTTCGCGAACCTCCTCGTCGAGACGCGACCGACGCTCCTGCCGATCCTCGACGTCGAGGGAGGAGGGAACGAGGGCGTCTCCTCGGCCGAGGTCACCAGGGAGACGCTCGCGTTCGTGGAGCACCTCCGCAAGCGCACTGGCCAGGAGGTGATCCTCTACGCCGGCGGCTGGCTGCGCGGTCTCCTCGGCAAGCGCGCCCGGCGCCTCGGCTGCGACCGCCTGTGGCTCTCGGCGTACACGCCTCATCCGCAGGGGTATTTCGAGCCGATGGGGTTCGAGCTCAAGGACGTCCCATGGTGGCAGTACGCCGGCGCCGACGCGCGGGGCGTCCACGCCAAGCTCGCCGGGTTCCCGCGCACAACCCCGATCGGGAACGCGGACATCACGGTCGAGATCGTGCCGGGCGGAATCGACGCGGCTGGATGGGTCGGAACTTGCGGACTCGGCTGAGATCTAGCAGCATCCCGCGCATGCGAACCACACTCCTCGTCCTCGCGATCATCCTCGGCTCGGCCTGTACCGACTCCCCTCGTGAACCCAGCGACACCAGTGCCGATGAGTCGGCGCTCGTCGATCCGACGACGTGGTGCTGGGTCCCGGCGATCACGCTCCGCGAGACCGCCCGGTGGCTGGCGCAGAGCTACTGCCACCCGGCGGAGGCCGCCTGTCCGCCGATGATCCTCGCTCGCTTCTGTCCCACTGCCGAGAGCTGTGTTCGTGAGCTTGGTGGTCTCAACGACTGCACGCTGTTCCGCTACTGTAGCGATGGCACGTCGTACGACGACCTAGCTCCGGTCTGCGACCTGCTGTTCGGCGTCGGGCCCGGGGTGTAGCAGCTCCGCTCCGACCTCCTCCGACGAGGGCGACGCCCGCTTGATCCGGAGCAGCGCCTGCACCTCGACCTGGCGGATCCGCTCGCGCGTCAGGTTCATGATCTCGCCGACCTCCTCGAGCGTGATGCCTCCGCGCTCGGCGACGTCGAGCGCGCACGTGTGCTGCAGCTCCCAGGGCTCGAGATCGGGGAAGTTGATCTTGATCGATCCGGTCTCCGGGTTGATGTCCAGGTAGAGGTGGTGCTTGCACCCGACCCACGGACAGGGCCGAGCCTCCTCGCGGCACTCGGCGCGCGTCGACGGGCGGGGGATGTCCACCGGCTGGTACAGCTCAGGGCCCGTCCGCACCGCGTCGAGCTCGGCCGCGTTCGCCGCGCGCAGGCGCGAGCGATCGAGCGTCCGCGCCCTCCCGCGACCCCTACCTGGGGGCTGCTCCGACGGCAGCCTGGATTCCAGCGGCGGCATCGGTTCGTCCTGCGTCGTAGTCGTCACGAACAAACCCTGCTCCATAGACCGCCCCAGCGTCAACGCGAAACGGCGCCGGTCGCCGCCCAGCGTCAGAAGTAGCCGGCGGCCCAGAGGACCGCGGCCTGCGCTGCGAGGCGCGCCGTGGGCGCGTTGTACATCGGGTTCGCGCCGCTCGGGTGTGCGATCGAGCGGTACTCGACCGCGACCTCGCCGCCCGACACCACGTACCCCCAGAGGTCCATGCCGAACGCCGTGGCCACGTTCTTGCCGAGCAGGAGGACTCGTCGAACGCCCTCACCGCTCGCGGCCCACTCGTGGATCAGCTTCGCGCGCTGGTTCGCCGCTCGGAGGTCCCACCGCGGCCCCGGGTACTCGTCGCGCCGGTGTAGCCTGCCGAGGTACTGCCCCGGCTTGAGCTCGCTCATCTTGAGCAGACGCCCCGCCGCCGAGCTCGCCGGGTACGGGAACATCGGGAGCCGGCCGGAGGTGTTGGGTAACGGCGCCTCGCCGACCACGAGACCCACGGGCGGTCCGTCGATGTCGCTCGGCAGCACCTTGAGCCACAGCCGCGCGAGACGGAGGTCGGTCGCCGAGAGGTGCGCGCAGCGGCCGCGCACGACCTCATCGGCGAGCGCCGGGAACTCCTCCGCTGTCGCGCTGCGCTTCACGACTCGCCGCCGACGTCGCCGCCGGGGGTCGTGGCGGTCTCGCCCTCGAAGACCGTCTCATCGCCCGGCTCGGAGGCGGGACGAGGAACCGCCTCGTCGGCCGGCGCTGCGGGTTCCGGGTCCGTCGGCTCCTGCTCCACCGGGGGTGGTTCCGCGACCTGCTCGCCCAGCTCGCGAGCCATGTTCTGCCACTCGCGGTGTGCCGCCTGCCAGGTCGGCACGTCGGCGAGCGCGACCTCGAACCAGGAGGTCCCGGACGGGTCCGCCTTGGTGCGCAGCCCGATGCCGCCGTTGCGAGCCCCGTCGGGGTAGAGCCCGAGCTCGCGGACGCGCCGCACGGCGCCGGCGAACGTACGGTCCGCGCTGCGCACGATCACGCCCTGGATGAACGCCGCGCGACCCTCCTCGTCGTTCCTGGGTCGCATGTCGCCGCGGTACAGCTCGACCGCGAACCACTCGGTCCCGGCGTCGTGGTTCACCGCTGCGTGGGGGTCCTGATCGCAGATGCAGTCGTGGTCGTGCGGCCCGTAGAACGGCGTCATGAACGAGTTCCCCTGCGCCCGTCGCACGGCGTCGCGGATCTTCTCGGCGAGCTCGGGGCGATCCTTGAGGCTGATCACGTGGGCCTTCGCCCGCGCGTCCGGGGCGGCGGTCCCGCGCAGCATGGCGAGGCGCTCATCGATGCCGTCGATCACGATGTCCTCGTTGGCGTTGTAGCGGTGCACCGTCTCGGCGATGAACTTCGTGAGCACGGCGAGAACGATCGAGCTCGCCATCCTCGGGTGGATCGCGGCGCCGAACCGCGCCTCCAGGTCGTGGAACGCGGCCTCGATCCTGGTCGCGATCTCCGGCGGTGGGACGACCCCGGCTGCCGTGAGCTCGTCGTCGGTCACGACCGGACGGTCGTACTCCTCGACGGGGGGCGGATTGTCCAGCGGAACCTCCGGCGGAGGTGCGTCGGACGGGGACGGTGCGAACTGAGATTCGGGACGGTTCACGGTGCTCTCCGATCTGCGGCGGTGCCGCGGGTGGGCGTCAGCTTGCGGCGCTCGGCGTCGCGCTTCTTGAAATAGTCGTTGAGCGCGATCGTTACGATCGCGCTCCGGTTGAGGTTCTGCTCCTTCTCCTCGGCGCGGAGGCGCTCGAGGGTCTTGGTGCTCACCCGAACGTGGATCGCAGGGCTGATCGCCATGCGAACCCCTACGACACAAGCCCAACACGCGTCAAGTAGCGCGTACCTGTGGATCGGAGATCTGCGGGTGCTACTTGGCGTGCTTGGCCGTGAAGTCGTTCAGGAGCTGCGCGACCTGCTTCGCGTCGTCGCCCTTGGCCTTGCCGAGCACGTCGGTAAGCGCCTTGACCTGGTCCACGGTGAGGGTCACCGTCGGGGTCTTCGGGGTCTTGGTCTTGAAGTCGCGCCGGCCGCGGCGCGCCTCCATCAGCTTCTTGCGCATGTAGTGGATCGAGTCGCTCGGCGCCGCGAGGCCGGTGAGCTGCGTGAACTCCGCCTGCATCTGCTCGACCGTCATACCCTGGACCGACCCCTCGCGGTGCCTGGTCCCGCCGGTGGCCGCGGCGCGCCCGCGACCCCGTCCGGTCGACGCGACGGGGGTCGGAGCGGGCTGGGGAGCAGGAGCCGGAGCGCCGCCGTTCCC